CATGGTTGATTAACCACAACCATTGTCAAATAATATGAATTTTCTGCGGAAGGATAATCTTCTTTTTTTGATTTGGTAATTCTCGCATGTATTCCCATTCCAATTTTATCTGACAATACACTGGCGTTATGTTGTTTTCCTCCTTTACCTTCAAAGGTCATTTTACATGGAATTGAACCTATCGAGTCCCAACAAAGTAATATATTTCTTGGGATGTCACCATTTTCATGAGCGTCTATAATCTCATTAACAAAATCGGTTGCTTGTTCAATATACTCAAAAGAATCGTTAAAGATGAAATCTCCTGACCATTCACCGTTTTCATCTTTTTTTGCTTCAAGACCCAATTCAACTGCGTGTTCCCATTTCCATTTTCTTTCAGTGATAATGAAGACAACTAAATCACCTCTCCTTTGAGCGTCAACCGCAGACAATATCATTGCGGTTGTCTTTGATGAATTAGTGTGGCCCAAAAACATGTTTATATTACCCATGACGGGACCCGGTAAACCACATGCACCATTAAAGGTTTCACCACAATAATAAAATTTCTCTTCTTTGTATTTTGTTTTAGAAGAAAATTTTGAAATATAATCGAATTCTTTTTTCTTAATTGGCATTGTATATTTTATAATTTTTTGTTTAAAAAAATAAGAGCATGGACACAGTGTCTATGATAGTGTCCATGCTCAATCTTAATTAGAATGGTAGTTCGTCGTCTTCAGTAAAACCTTCTTGTGGGTCAACATAATCAGGTTCTTGTGTTTGTGGTTGTTCTGTTTTATTAGAGCCCCCGATTTTTTCTTCACCTGAAGATGTGGACACCCACTTACCTGTAACGCTGTCCCATTTTGGATTTTGGTCAGTTGCAACCATTTCCAAATACTCTTCTGGTTTTTTCGAATAAACATCAGACCAAATTAATGGGTCGTTAATCCAAGAATCCGCAACTGATTTATCTTCATGCAATGGACTTGGGTCCTCGGGGATAATCTGAGTAATTGTGGTATAATCCCTACCATTACCTGCTTTTGAAAGGTTCAAATTCAAAATCAAATCTCGTCCTTTTAATGGGTCGGTAATATCACCTTTGTTCCTAAATAAAGGAATCAATTTATCATAAACACCTTCACTTTTTGTGTTATACTTAAAACGCCAAAATTTTACACCATCCTGTTCATTATCTCTATCAATCAATTTAACGATAAAGAATTTGCGAGAACGATATTGACGAGCAAGTACTTTATCGGATTCAACTCCTGATGTCATTAAACCTTCACGAACTTCATCCAATGGAGAACGTTTTCCCTCTTGTTTTGGGTCATAAAGTTTAACCCAATCTCCATTTACTTGGATTTCATGAAAAAAGACCTCTACAAAAGGTGAGCCATCTTTTGCGGGAAGAATCCTAATTCTTTTTTCTTGACTACGAATACCTTTAGGTAAAACGGTAGTGAAGTATTTTTTCATCCTGTCTTCTTGAGACATTCCAACGGTGCCACTTGTGGCTTGTTTGTTTTTTTCGTACTGTGCTAGTACTGCTTCTAATGTTGACATAATTTTTTGTTTTTAATTGTATCTAAAATATACGTAATAAAAATCAAATTTCAAAACGTTATCAATTTTTTTTTGTATTGGTAGGGGAAGCGGGACTCGAACCCACAACCTCGTGCTCCCAAAGCACGTAATCTAACCAATTGATATATTCCCCTGTGTTTCCCCACCCTGAGATTTGGGGTGAGGAGGAACAAAAGTCCCAAACGCGGTTCGTATGGGAATCGAACCCATGACCTTCGCAGTGACAGTGCGATATTGTAACCAACTCTACTAACGAACCTAACTTATTCTAAAGTTAAAAGATACAATAATTTATTTAAATTTCCAAGTATTTCGTCTCTTATATTTAATAAATCTGTATCCGCGGTTCTATCTAAGTCTTCGGAGAATTGTATTAAACCCTCTGTACATGTTTTTATCATATCAGACGGGTTCATTTCTGATAAATTAATTAACTTAATTGTTTTTGTTTCTTCATCTAAAATAAATCTACCATATTTACCCATCGCTATTTCAACAAAATCATCAATTAAATCCGATAATGCATCATATGTTTTACCAAATGCTTCATGTCTAGCAACACCTTTGGTTTGCCAATGATTTATTTTTAATTGTAATTGTAATCCAATTAAAAGGTTTACTTTAGAACTTAAATTCATCTTCTTCTTGTTCTGGATTAAAACTATTTCTTATTGTATCTAAGGAATAATCATCAATATCTTGTTTAGTTAAAACATATTCGTTTTTACCAGACTGTTGCATTTCTGTTTGTTTTTGAGCAAAAAATTGTTGGGGATTTAAATTAAATGGATACGAATCTAATGACCTTAACTGCAATTTTTCTTGTGGGGTTTTTTCTTTCATAGTTTCAACTTTATTACCCAATTCATCTATCTTGCTAATAACAGAGTCCATTTGAGATAATTTTTGTTCCAAATCATTTAACTTGGTGAAAACACTATCCATTTTATTCACTACTTCCATGTTTTCTGTGTTTTTATCATCTAAATCTTTTTTAATTGATTTAGTCATATTAACCAAGTCAGTTATATCTATCTCTTCTGTCTCAGGTTCAACAGGAGCATCGGATGGTAGTGGTGTCACACCAGGGTCGGATGGTGGTAAACCGGCAGTATCTGCTGGTGGTGATGCTGTGGGGTCCATGGCGGTATCAGCTGGTGGTAATTCCGCTTGTTCCATTAAACGATTAGTGTAATTGTTAATTGCTCTGTGTCGAGCAATTTCTTCCATTAATTTTTTTTCTAAATTTTTCATATTAATCTTGTAAAAGTTGTCTACCGTCTTCAGTTATGTATTTTTTATTTATTCTTTCAACAATACCATCTTTAGACCTTATTACATAACACTCACCTGTTTGTAAATCACATTCCTCTGTCTCGGTGTTGTTTAATTTTTTGGTTGTCTTTGTTTTACTCATAAAATTATCTAAAGACTTATTAAAATTTTCACTGTTCATATTTCTTTTTTTATATAAATATTCAAAAAAAAGAAAATATCCAATTATTCCATATTAAAATAAACAACGTCACCATCAAATAATTTAAGTTCACTCATTAATTTCTTTGATAACGCGATTCCATAAGTACTACTTATTGGTCCTATTGCAACGGGCCCTTCCGCAACAATTGTTCCTAAAGACGAATCCAATTGATAATTTGGGTTAACGACAACCGTTTTATTATTTTTTGGATTTTTAAAAGTTGTTTTCGCGGTTCTAATTAAATCTGCGGTGATTTGTCTTGATAGTTGAAAATTAACCATAAAATACTTGTAATTGGTATTTTGAATGTCTGAGAATTTAATACCATTTGCAATATTCATACTTGTTGTATCATTAATCGTATTCCCCGTTCCACCCATTTGTACAACCAATCCTCTTAACCAAATTTGGTTATTATTTTTTACCTTTTGAATAGTTCTTTGTTCATTAAATCCATTAAATGGTACACCAAACTTATTAATACCAACATCTTCTAACTTATTAAGTATTTGTTCTCCTTGAATAATTTTACCTCCCCTATCTGTAATGTAATTTATTTTCTGGTATAGAACTGTTTCTTGTGTATCGGTTTTATTAGATTCTCGTTGTTTTACTATTCTAGCTGCTTTAGATTGTATCTTATCAAACAATATTCTATAACTAGCAATAAAAGAGTCCTTTGGGTCGGGTAAAGATGAATATGGTAGTCTTGTACCAGAAAATGTTGTAGATATATTATTTGATTTTATTGTGTGTGTCACTTCGGTTATCCAATATGAACCTCTAAACATGGGTACGTTTTTCAAATAAAAAAACATTGTTGGTTGTATCATGACATTACCCATGGAAGTTACGTCACACTTGTAAGATGCTTGTTTATAGTAATCAAATAACGAAACATCAACATTGTGTACACCAGCACCTGAAGCGGACCTAGCTAAATTTTCCAAAACAAGAAACGATTCGGATGTATTTTTTAAACTTGTTTGGTCAAGTGTAAGTCCTTTAAATATTCCTTGATTTTGGTCTCCAAAACTAACTTCAAAAGCAACAACCCGATTAGATTTTGATAGGTCATTTCTTGAAAAGTTTTCTAAAGACGTTATCAACAAAGGATTATTATTTTGACTTCCAACATAAAAACCATCGTCTGTAAACTTGTATGGTTTACTATTTGACATATCCAATCTTTTTGAATTGTTCCCAACTAATTGAATAATAATTTTTGGTGTCGATTCTTGGTAATCAACTTCTAAAAATGTTCCGAACAAATCTGATGCAACTTTTTTTGAAGGTCTTATTTTATTTTTGATGTTGACATTGTTTCCATAAAAATTTATGTATGCCGGTAATGCCCTCATATCCAATCCCGTTCCTTGGATTAACATGGATATTGCTCCGTACAAAGATTGTTTTAAATTTTTTGGTTGTAGAAGGTCTTTAAATCTATCGATATTAAGATACAATTTATCTCCAATGTCTCGATTTGCTTTATCTAAAAATAAAAATTCTTCTAACAATAATCTTTGCCCGATTGAATTACCCGATGTCCATTTGTCATTAAATGATTTGAACGTGTTATATAATTCTAATTTTGTATTATCACTATTATAACCTCTAAACATATCAATTCTAGATGCTGGGTTTTTTGATTTTTTACTATCTAAATTTGGAAAGTTAACCAAAAGTTGAGTTAAAAAATATCTAAATCTAATATCGGAACCTTCGGCAATTATATTTCCACCGGTATTTTTAATAATGACCTCATTTTTAAGATAGTTTAAAAAAGAAGACCTGCTAGCCGCACCTCCATTTTTTCTATATCCACCATAAATTTGAGCAAATGGTCTATGTCTTTTTATATTGTCTTCAGTTAATTTGATATTGTTAACACTAAAAAACTCTAAATAGTATCCGTCAATATCTTCTCCAATGTATAATTTTATAAAATTTTGATTTGTTGAGTTAATGTCAGAAGAACTAAATGGTTGTGTTAAATATGTTGTATCGGGATTTGATTTTGTCATTCCATACAATATAAAAGGGTCGATTTCTTTTGGGTTTGATAAACTAAACTGTATTAGATTATTACTACCTAAAATACTATTGGTTATACTTTCTGCCGCCTCTTTTTGTTTTCGTTTCAAATTATCAATTAGTAAATCAATGTCGGATAATAATATTGGGTCTTGTGGTAAATTGGTTTTATCAATAACACTTAATCTTGTTAATACATCTTGGAATTTTTGAAAATTCAAATTATTGAATGGTTTATAAGGCAATTCATCGTTCATTTTTTGACTAGCAAAATCCAAAAAATAACTTTCGAAATATTCGAGAATTGTTGGACTAAATGTACCAATTAAATCAATTGCTTTTTTATAATTTGTAGATATAGAATAAGTGTTTCCTGTTGTTCTAAAATATTCATAAGGTGTTGGAAAAGTTTGACCAGTAAATGAATTAGTTATGGTATCATCTAAAAACCATAAGGTTCTAAAACCAATTTGTTGTACGAAATCAAATGAATTATCAGTATAAACAAATATTTTTGCACTAGAATAATCACCAATAGATGGTAAAAGAGTGTATGTCTTTTCGTCCGTTTTATACTTTGTATTGTCAACTATTACATCCCAATAGTTCATTTGCGTTTTTGTCCTGACTCTATGTATTATACTATTATTCAAAGTATTTGCAGAATAGGAAGAATTACCCAATGAATTGTTGTAATGAGTATAATCATTAACAATTTGACTATATATTGATTGATAAAAGGGGCTCAGTCCTACACTTGTGTAACCAGTGTACGATACATTAAGAGTTGAACCGGTTGTTGTTGATACTTTGGGGGTTATTGTAAAAGTATATCCTGAATTATTATCAAAGAATGTTTGACCTGACAATGGTTTAGTGACATAACTTGAATTTATTGCACCTTCTAAAATGTCATATCCGTCAATAAGATGTGTTTTGTATCTGTGGTAAATGGGCCCCCATTTTAACAATAAATGATATGGAATGAAATGTGTAGAACCAATTTCTCTAAATAAGGAAGATGTTAGTATTGATGTGTTTTCAAATGTGATTTGGTCATCTAAATCAATAAAAGGTAAAGAATTAAGTAAAAGATACGCCGAACCCGCATATTTACCGTTTACTGTAGATTTATTGAAATCATAGTAAAGTTGATTATGGAAGTATGGTGTATTTAAAATCGAAACCGTGTTTCCTGTTACACTAACAGTATTTGAAAAGAAATTAGTTAAATTATTTCCTCCTGATTTTACCCATGAGTTTGGATTAATTGGTGACGATATAAAACCATTAGAAGATTCATGTTTTAATATTCCGTTAAATTTAAAATTATCATCACTAAAGGTTGTTTTGTTTATGTATCCCAAATATGTATTTGAATTAAATGGGTATATGTTTTTTCTATATGATTCTGGTCGATAATTTAACAAATAGTTATTTATTTTATCACTATCTAATCCACCGTCTTTTATTGTAACGTTTAAATTATAACTTTCAAACTTGAAAGGTTCCTCTAATGTTTCAACCAAATAATTGGTTGTAGGTAACGTGTCTTTGTATTTTGAAAATTTATCATAAGGTGATGAGATAAACAAATAACCACTGTACTCGGTTTGTGTTTTAGGGTTATTATTTTCGTCTAATTCGATTTTACCGTTTTCGTCTTTTTTTGTTTGTTGATATTCGACCCTAATGAAATCATCTACTGACCTTATTCTTTTAGCAATTTCTATCAAATCACCATCTTCTTCTATTGACTTTTTAATATTATTAAACTCTTCATTTGCCAACTCAGTTAACATTTCATTAGTGAAAGAATCAAACATCGTTAAAAATCTGGCTCTTTCATAGATTTCATATAAAAATGATGCGTAATCTTTATCAATATAAGGCACTCTACTTATAATAAAATCGGTCGTTGATATTGGTGAGACACTGTTTAAATCTGCATTAGAATCAAACACATAGTTAACATCGTTTCTTGTTGGTTCATTTTGTACATTTGTTTCAACTCTATTTGTATTAATTTTAATATACTCCTCCACAAAATCAACTTCGGGCCATTTAGTACTATCATACGATTCTAACTTGTGAATAAGTTGTTCATCGCCAGGATATGCAATCACATTTATTTTTCCACCCTGTTGTGGTTTTGAAACTTCGGGCCACGGATAAATACTCTCACCTTTGGATTCTTTTGAAAGATTTTTGACCGAATTTTTTCTACTTAAAGAAGCGGTGAATGCTTTGTTGTGTACATCTTTCATTAGTCGAATATAAACTTCAGCATTTGCCAATAAAACAGCGAACATATTTCTAATTGTTGGTTCAAATCCAAATCCTTCTTTTCCTTTGATTATTTCATTCATTCTAAACTCAACATCATCTTCCAATTTTTTTCTTTGTTCTTCGAATGATTTTCTTATCTGAAAGATATCGTTAAAAATACCATCAATATTAATTACCACTTTTTTGTCAGTTAGTATTTTATAATATGTTGACGCACTTTTCGATTTTTTTATTGATATTTTTTTAAAATCACCAGTAGTATTGTTAGAAAGTGTTTGAGTAAACAATCTATTTTTTTCGATGGTTTCATTAAAATTTTTTATTAACAATTCTAACGTTCCATTTTTATCACCAACTACGGTGTCCAATTTTGTTTTATCTTTTAATGAAGTATAATACCAAAATTCATCCTCACTTATCTTTTCAGATTCATTGGATAAATTCTTTTTTGCCCACGCTTTAAAAGAATTTTCGTAATTATTTATTGTTTCATCCAATTCTTTAACTCCTTGAAAAACACCCATATCAACACCACTAAAAATTTGTTGTTCTAAAATCTTATCCAAACTTTCCGCTATGTAACCCATTTCTGTTAATGTTCTTACAGGAAATCCTTTTGGTATTAATCCCTTTTGTTCGTACTGTCTGTAAACAGATTTTAATATTTGATAACCTCTTGAAGAGTGAGATACTGTTTTTTCATACAATCCTGTTTTTTCATTAAAACTTGTATTTTTGTTTTCTTCAACTAAAAACATGTAAGGACATGTTATTATTTGAGATAATGTAATGTCGTTCATCCAAGCATATGTTGAACCCACGAAAATGGTTGATATTTCAAAATTTCCATTAGATTCATTGAATCTTGATGAAAACTTTGTCATGTGTAATCTATATCTTATTGCCTTTCCATAGTAACCTTTTACAGTTAGATAAAATATTGGCCATGGTAAATGAAAAAACGCTCTATATGGTGAATTTTCACTTGATTCAAATAAAGTTTTACCTCTAACATCTATAAAACTTATATTAACAGTTGGAACAAAATTCGCTCCTTTAATTGAAATACTGATGGAATCAATACCAAAACTTTGACCACTAGTATCTTTAAATTGATTTTCACCAAACGTCACATCATAACCATTTTTATAGTTCGATTCTTGACCTTGTATTGGTTTTGGAACAAATGCATCTGTCCAAGTTGCGTCAAAATTACCGTCTCCGGTTGCATTTTTTAAAAAATTTAAATTACCACCAGCAATTTGTGTCAATGTGTTTCCCTTATCGTTATCAGATATTAATACTGTTCTAGGTACTAAATCGGCTTCCAAGTTTACGTACATAACCAAGTTCTCTTGTTTATGTCCTCTTGGTTGTATTTCTCCATTAGAATCTACAACACTATTTGGGTCAACATAAACAAGATTATTTTGGTCAACTTTTACTAAAATATTTTCACTATTCGTGTAGTCTCTATTGTTCGCCATAATACAAGTTATATAATTCTACATTTCTTTTGTAGTCTTGTAAAGAAATAACTAATGGAAAAGGAATACGTAAAACAAAATTATCAGGTATCTCAAACTCCAATCCACCAACAGTTGGATTGGCTTGGAGAATTAACCAACCAAAGACGGGTGAACCATAATGCTCCAAAGATAATCTATCTAATCTGTCTCTGCCTTTTTTAAAGAACATATACTTGTCTGTTGTTTTTATTGGTATTTCAATACCGGGAACAACTCTAAAAGAACCATCTTCTATAAAAAACTGATATCTATCAAAATACTGCCTACTCATTATTTTTTTCTATAAAAATTTAATTTATTTGTCACTTCATTTGATTCTGAAAATATTTTAGTTGATTCATTTATAATTGTTCCATTTGTTTCATCCGATATGGTTATAACATCAAAGTTTATTTCTTTACCATTTTTTCTGTCTTTAAATTTTGTAAATTTAAAATCCTTTTTATTCGGTACATTAATAAAATTTTGTAATCTTGTTTTTAACTTGTTCTTTACTGTTTCAGGATAAAGAGATGTATCAGTAAAAAGATTCATGAATGATTCTATTTTATCAAATAATAATTGACTGATAATAAAATCAAAATCAGAAGATTGTATTGTTGGATTTAAAAAAGTAATGTTTGTCGATAAATCAACAGTTAATTTTGAATGATTTTCTTCAATATACGTTATACATGACTCATATTCCTTATATAATAAATCTGAAGTAAATCCCGAAAACTGAAGGCTTTTTACTGTATCATTGTCGATAGTAGAATCTTTTGCATTTTTTATAACAAAGTTTAATTTATCTAATGTTTTTATTAAATCGTTTCTCGATTCTTCTAATTCTTTTAATATTTCACCATCAGAAATCTTATCTACTTTTTCCTGAATTACCTTTTTAATAAATGGTTTTATTATTTTTTCATTTGTATCTATTAACAAAGAGCCCGTGATTACTTTATCAAAAGTAAACAAATTTGATAAATATGTTGTTGATGAATTATCAATAAAATTATTTAACGCCAGTTCCAAACCTTCAGAATAAACAGATAATTCTTTTCTTTTTTCATGTAAACCAAATAATTCCAATACTTTACCAGGTGTTGGCGACGTTGAAGTATAAACATCATATTGGTATATTGGTCTATAATCATTTTTTAATAACATTGTTGTTATGTCTTTCCCGTATTTTGTATATATTTGATTGTATATTGAAACATATTTTTCAAAATAATTTTTTGTTAAATCAAAAAGGTTTGTTACTAATTCTGTGTAACTCATTTCTTCAACGTTCGTTGTATTTCCAACAGGCACACCCATGTAATTATTTTGGGTAATATTTTTATTGTTTTTTATTAAATCTGCACTTGGTGTAATATTGTAGTATGATTGGTTTAGTTTATCTAAAAAGTCTTTTGTAAATTCTTCAGGTGTCATTCCACCAATTGTTTCATTTGTTGAAATTGACCTTTCATCGTACATTTCGGTATTCGCAAAGAAATTAGACGACAACGCGTTTTGAAGTCTTTCAACGGGTTTAGATAACCCATGACCACCAATGAATGAAACTTGTAACGTAACACTTGCAACCATCGGTTGAATACCAATACCTTCGGGATTTAAATCCCAAAGTATTTGGCCACCATCATCGTAACTAATTTGAACATCTCTTATTACCACTTTTGAGTGATAAAAATCACCAATTCTAATTACACAAATTGGTGGTGGACCAAAAGATGTGTTTCTTGCGTTTAAATCTGAATCTTCAGATATACCTTTTATCGGTATTGTGTCACCAGGTCTAACACACTGTAATAAAAATGTTAACCTACTATTTAAACCTTCAGGTGTCATCGAGTGAAAAGCGGGGTGGAAATATTTTAATTTGTCTTTAAGGGACTTAAAAGATATGGGGTCGGTTTCTTCTAATTTTTTAAAATAAAAACATTCTGAAAGAGTTTTTGCAATGACTCTTTTTATTGGGTCAATTGGTGGTTTTTTGGATGGTTGTGAAATTGGTATTTTACCATTTGGTTCTACTGTCGTAACTGGATTAGTTGGATTATTTTTTGGTTGAGATGCCGGTTGTTCGGTTCTTGAACGATTTTCATATTTCAATTCGAATGTCGTTTGTCTACAATAAAATGATATTGGTGAATATGTACCAAGTTCCCTAACTTTTATAAAATCTTTACCTATACAGTTTGTTTCGGGTTGTCCACCAGTAAAATTTTCACCGTAATTAACTGATTCAACAATAATTTTACCATCATAATCATATCCAAAGTCTTTGATTTTATATTCTTTTATTATCTCAATTGGTTTTCCTCTTTCGATAATTAATTTATCATTATCCCCAAGATTTTTATTTGTTGGTGTTAAATCGCTTATCCATATCATATTTGGTTTTTTTCCTCCATTCGATATAGTATCAAATATATCTTGTAAAACACTATGACTTCTCCTAATCGCCAATCTTTCGTTATAGTCAGAGGAAGCCGAAGAAGATGCTGAAGATGAAATTTTAATACGAATGTCTTCTGCTGTTTTACCAGATAGTTTTGATTTTAATTCATTAAGAGAAGATTGGTAATCGGAATATCCCGAAGTCGCTTTATCGAAATAGTCTCCGATTTTTGTTTTTTGCTCATCGATTAAAGATTGAGTAATTGTTACATTTTCATTACCAAAAATATAACTTTTTTCTTTTTTAACTTGAACATCGTTTTGTGAAAATCCTGTTAATTGTTTGATAAGAGTATCTAACTGATTAATATATGTTGTTTTTCTTGTTGGTATATAAGAATTATATAATTCTGAATAATTTCGTGATGTTTCTAATGATTTACTATTTGGGTCAGGTCTATCATTATCAAATTTTAAATTGAAAGTTTTTTGAGTTGGTGGACCGCATTCATCTTTAACAGTAGGTGTTACCGGTGTTTCTACAACCGGCGGTTCTGTTGTTACTTTATATTGTTGAATAAATTCGGGGTCTTTTCCTTTGTCTAAAAAATTTTGTAATAGTTTTATATCGTTAGAATCTAATTGTGTGTATCTTCTAACTAAATCATAAAAATCTAATTCTTCACAACCAGCAAAAAACGCATTAATGTAGTTTTCTGCTTCATCGTCGCTCATCCCTTTAAAGTGTTCTCTGACCAACAAATTTAAAATACTTGGATGGTCAACAATGACTTTAAAACTTATTGTCCCCGTTCTACTTGTGTCTTGATATGTGTAAATTGGTTCAGGTCTACCTAAAAAGGTATTGTCTTGCCATCTAGCAGCATTATTCTCATTTACTTTCAAATCATAAGGAGGAAACCACATAACCCTACCTCCATTGTTACCTCTTTCACAATATGGTAAATCGTTATATGTGAACCCCATTGTGTTTGAAGTTTTCCATGCCAAGTTTTCAATTGAAAACATATATTTTTTAGCATAAAACCCATCACCAGGTGGTCCTTGAAATATATTTGTTGAATTTTTTGCCCCAAATGAATTATTTCCCGTTGAGTCATAATTACCACTAGACATTGGTGCAATATTAATATTCCATGGTCTACTGTCACCACCCATAACACTATCATCAAACTTTCTAAGGTTTGCCGTTTTTTTCATTGTGTCGGTGTAATTCATGTAAGACCTATCTTTTGTCCAAACTCTACAATATTCCGCCCCTGTTTCTTGATTAAATTTATCGACAAATTTTATTGCCGAACCTCTAGATAACTAAAATCGTAGTTCGTTGACTTTGAATCGTTATATCCATTAGCCTCTTGTGATTGAAATTCATTATTATATAACCCAATTTTATTTTGAGAGTTTTTACTTATCCATGTTAATTTACCACTAATTTGACCACCCTGAGTTATATTTCTTTGTTTTTCAAATAAATTTGCTTGAACAGGGTCAAACATTAAACTTAAATAGTAACTACTTTTTACAACTCTGTCATTAAAATCTGACATTGTATATTTAACGTCCTCACCTCTATCATCACCAATATACGCAACCCCTTTTGGTGCTTCTAAACCTAATAAATTTCTTACACCGGCACCAACCCTATCAGTAAAATTAAATAATTTTGATGATTGTTGTGAACGGGCAGTAGTTGTATAATTTGGGGCGTATTTTGAATATGACAGTTGGTCATATAGTGTTTGTCTTTGTCCTTCCCCCATGTATTCAACAAATAAATCGGAAGGTTTCCTCCCCAATTTTGGTCTTCTTTCTATCCCAATTAAACTTCCTAAAACACCCGTAACATCTTGTAAAATGGCACCGGTCTCTGTTCTTGGTGTTGGTCTATTTTCAATTGGATTTCTTGGGTTTGTTAAATAATCACCAGGTATTTCACTAAATGGAAATTCAAGTCCGGCAACTGTTTGAAGGAAATCAACACCCTTACCTATTAAAGTTTTATCAACAGTAATTTTATAGTTTTTTTGAACTAAAGGTTCTCTACCTGTAACGAGATTTATCGCAGTAGCAGTGTTACCTTCCAACGCATCGATTAATCTAACCCTACCTAAAGTTGCGGATGTTAAGTTTTGTTGTATTCTTGCGAAAACGGGGCCTAATTTATTTTCTCGAATATTTTGAGTCGCGAATTTCATTAATCTTGAATCGTTTTCAAAATTTTGACCACCCATTATTCCAATTAAATTGGGGGATTGTGTCATCGTAAACGAATCAAGATAACCGTCAGATATATCTCCATTATTAATCCAAGCCAACATTGGTAGCGTTGTATCGGTATATTCTTCTATTGTATTATCAGGTGCTCTGTATAAATTTTGACCAAAAGTATTTGCAAAAAATACCGACCAATTTGTTTTTACATCACCGGGGTCAACATTTGCAAAATTATTTAAATTTTGAACAACATAATTGGTATCCGTAAAGGTTTGTGGTCCGTTCGGTCTATTTAAAGTTTTTGAAATTAAATAATCTCTAAAAACCTTGGTGTTATTAAAATCTAAGTATGTTGGCATCTATTATATAAATAGATATTTTTTGATTTTTTTAACTAAATGTTCCAATATATTCTCTATAATCTGATGTCATCGCTATTTGATTCATAATTTCGTTTCTTATTGCATCTGCATTGACATTACTATTAATTGAAATTTCTAATTTTTTATTTTCACTAACAACATTACCGCCTCTGTTTTTGGTTTCATCTATTGCGTAAATCGTGTCGTTTATACTTGGAATAATAATATCTTTTTGATTTGGTCTAATAATGGCATCTTCCACTTTTTTTGTAACAAAATCATATCCCGTACCCTTAATCTCTCCCTTTTTACCCGTTAAAAGTTGACCTATCTCATTTTGACCACTTTTTGTTTGATTTAAATATTCATTAGTATTTTTTAAATATTCATCCACTTTTGAAAGACCTCCTCGAACACCACTAGCAAAATCAACTTTCATCATTGTAACTATTTCTGAAACATTAAGACCTATTTTTTGCATTTCAGTATATTGTTCTAACGCAATATCTTTGGCACTCATTTTTTCGAATACTTCTTGATTATTCAATAAAACTTGTACTTGTTCGCTATTTAATTCATCCAAAGCAACTCTTGTTTGGTTACTAAATTCTCCAAATAATTCCTTTGGAACGTCGATAACCATTTTACCACCCTCCATTCTCGCTAAGTTCGTAATAAACTCTTGTTGTTTTTCGTCAAGATTAAATCCTCCTGCCAATAAATCTGCAGACGCTGATGTTCTTTCAGCCGCTTTTATCGCGGTGGTTGATAATTCGTCCATACTCATACCTAATTCACCAGCTAATGCCCTTGCTTTTCTTAAATTAACACCAGTGATTTCAAATTTACCCAATTCTGAATTATATGTTGCTAAAGAACCTGCAACACCAATCATTGCTTCTTGTAATCCACCAGCATCGTTTGTTGCCATATACATCAACTTTAAAGGGTCGTTAAAGTCTCCGATAGCCCCACCTATTGCCTGTAAATTCGCGGATAATCCAATTGCTTGGTCAGGGTCAAATAGTTTTTCGGCTAAAGTAAACACACTTTGCATACTCATTTTAAATTCAATAGATTTTTGAACCATTCTTGTTAATCCATCAAATCCATTTTTAAAACCGTATTGGTTTAAATTTTTCATATTTGTTTCGATTTCTGAAACAACTTTTCTCGCATTTAAACCTAAACTAATTGAACTTTTACCAGCTTGATTTATTTTGTCTAAAGCATCTGCTGCACCAAAACCCGTTTTTTCGTATGTTCCAATCATCTTCCCAAGAGTATCTAAATCACCAACAAATGCTCTTGATGTTACAGCCATGTCTCCAATTACTTCTCTATTATATAAAGTAAATTTACCCTGTTCTTCTATCATTGCCGTAATCGTATCCTTAACATCCTCAAATCCATAACCCATAGATATCATTTGAGGTAAAGTTTCCACAATTTCGGTTCTTAACCCTCTAGACAGTTTTCCTGAAATACCAATTTTTGAATTTATCTGATTGTGTAAATTCACTTCTTGTTGTAGTATTTCCGCACCCTTTGATGTCACCTCAGTTAACATGGATTTAAAAAAATTTGAACCCACATTTTTTAAATTCTCACCAAAATTACCTTTTCCAAAAAGACCACCGTCACCAAATGTTCCACTTATTAATGATTGTACACCGTCAATAATATTAGACGCTTGAATCATTTCTGAACTTTGTACTTTATACGATTGGACACTTTGGTTTAAATTTTGTATTTTTTTTAAAGGTTCAATATCAACAGAACCCGATGATGATTGAGACGGTGTGTTTACTCTATTTTGTGATGACATATATTCATTCCAAGCTTGTAGAAATGCGGTTGACTCGCCCGGGTCAATTGCCCCACACGCACTTATATATATTTGAAGATTACCTCCGCTTTGATTGGCTAATCTTCTAAAATCCCCAAGATTCCTCATAAAATTGTTTACATATAAATATCAATTTTATTTATTTTCCAATTCTTGGATATAGTTAACATAATATCGTCTAATCGATATTGGCATTGAAAGAATATCCCCGTAGGAGAATCCTCTTCTTATTAGATATAAGATTTCGTCTAATTGAGACTTTCTATAGTCCGTAGAAAGGGCGAAAAAATTCGACCCCAAATCCAATAACAATTTGGATATTCTCTCCTGATGGGGTCATTACTTCTTTTTTTAGGTCAATTGCGGGTCTATTCTCTCTAACATATTTTCTAAAGTCTTGAGAATCTTTAATTGGTAGATTTTCAATGAAATTTCTAATGTTCATTGGGTCTTTATTACCAGCCACCGATTTAATCATAAATTCAAGTTGTTTTGTGACAATTGGTGGTACACCAACTCCATTCCAACTTTTTTCAATTTGTTCAATTTCTTTTTCTTGTTTTTTTGTTAAAAATTTAAAAGTAATATCGATTTTTGAAACGTTGGTGGTATATTTAAATTCACCGTTTTCATTTGGTTCGAGATTAAAATCTTTAAACGACAACTCACTTAAATCAAAAGTAACATCGAATTCTTTACCTGTTTTTCCGTCAGTTATTTTATAACTGTATTCAGAACCAAAAGCGGTGTTTCTTAAAAATATTAAAACCGCCATTCTATCCTCATCCACTAAATCATCTAATTCAATATCTTTATCGATTATTTTTCTTTTTAACAACTCATCAATAACAGTATTGTTTTGGATTAAGTTTGATGAAGATAATATATTTTCATCTGCAGCGGTTAAATATGCAACTCTTACTGATTTTTTTTTATTTTTATAAAAAATACCTCTTGAAGGTAATTCAACAACATCATAAGCAATGTTGGGGTCAATTTTAAATTCTTCCATTTTATTTATTTTCTTCGTTTGATTTAAATGTTAATAGTGTCGATTCTTTATCCATAATGAATTTAAATTTATTTGTTTGTAATTCACTATTTGAATAAGATTGTTCTTTTTCAAAATTTGAACCTTTTATTTTAAATTCTAATGAACTTATTATTTCACCAATAGGTGAAAGATAATCTATTTTAACACCAGTAATATCAAAAAAATCTTTTGGGTTAAAAATATAGTTTACTGTCTCATAAAATTCGGTGGTAAAAATTAAATCATCGCCTTCGTTATAAATTTTATATTTCCTAAAAAGAAATTGAGGAACATACACACCAATTACGTTGATTATATATCTATTTTCAATTAGTGGTTCGATTGGTTCAAATTTAAATATGTCATTCATAAATTTATCTTTTAACTATAACTATTATAAAATACAAAACTATATAAAAAAGTAAAGGTCTTCCTTTTGAGAAGACCCTTTCTATTGATAAAATTATTTTTTTTAAATTAGTACACCAAAATACATCTATCTGGTCGTAAAGAGCAAGTAATTGTTGCAATTTCATCTCTTGAATAATCCAATTCATTGAAGTTTAAATCGGTGATGAACGTACCTTGCATAATCCATTTCTCAACAACTACACCCGTCGGGTCTAACATTTCTAGTTCAATATCTTTCTTATAACCAGCAGCATAACCCATTCTACCTGTAACAGATTCTGCATGCAATCTAAACCATTCCATTAAAGCCTGTGCTGCCGATGGACCAATTGGGTCTCTAAAAGTTACTCTCATTTCAGCCCATTCAAATCTACCAGCAACATACGTTGAAGTATTTAAAAATGGTATTGCTACCGAGTTTATTTTTGCCGAAGGTCTAGCTGCGGATGATACATACCATTCATTAATTCCCAATGAAGATGGGAACCTCAAAATGAATCTATTTTGACGTTTCGGTTCGTATGGAACCGGCATTTTCATTAATAAATCTGCCATTTTTTTTCTTTATTTTTATTATTCTTTATTATAAATACTCTGTTTATTAAAATTTTTTTTTATAATTACTTGGTTTTTTCTTTTTTTTTATTTATCTTTTATTAGCCCAGTATATACTAGTTTTTATTATCTAGTTTTTATTATCTAGTTTTTATTATTTCTAGTTTATTTAACATTTATTATCTACT